CGGTGCCGTCATCGTCTCGTGGCAGGCCGGCCAGGAAGTCGGCGATCAACTTGGGTTCGTCCTTCTCCCCAATGTGTCGGGCGCCGATGCTGCGAACGGAGAAGGGGCCGTCATGGTCACGCTCGGCGAACACGGCGCCGATGCAGACGATGCGGTGAAAGAGCGGTTTTAGGAATATCTCTCGCGGGTCCTGGTCGGGGCGGGCGTACTTCTGGCCGATGGCGACGCGAACCTCTTCGTTCGGCACCTCGGCACCTAGGTTCAGCAGCCGGCGCGCGATGTCGAGGTCGGGGACGGATTCCAGGTCGAACACGACATAGTTGGTCACGGGCGGCCTCGATCTGGATGGAATTGATTCGACAGGTGGAAAAGGAGAACATAAAGAGAACATCTAGATACCGCAAGCTGCGGATTGACTGGTTTGCATCAAGCACAAAAGCCCTGGGGGAGCCTATGGCCTTCGGAAAATGCCTTCGCCGCGAACGTGAGCGGCAGGACATGACGCTCACCGAACTGGCGCGTCGGGTAGAAGTTTCCATCGCCTATCTGTCGCGTATCGAGCGCGAACGAGAGAACCCGCCGCCGGACCATCTGGTGTCGGCGCTGGCCCGCGCGCTAGACCTGCCGGCCGACGACCTGTTCGCTGCAGCCAGGCGCCTTCCGCCGGATCTGCGGGCGCGCACCGAGGATGTCATTGCTGTCTATCGGCAACAGGCCGCCCGGAGGGCAAGTCGATGACCCTCGCGGTTGCCTATGCCCATGACCGCTCCAGCCGAGAGCCGCGTCCCATGACGACGCAACAGATCTGGGGCGTGGCCGACCAGGTCCGCCGACAACTCGCACCGGGCCGCTCAGTTGTCTGTCTCGATCTCGAACGGCTGATCCGGGCGGCCGGCCGCATGATGATCAATGGCATAGCCATCGCCACGCACTGGGATTTTGAGCGCAGCGTCCATGATGGACGGGGGCGTGAAGCGCTAGGCGTGACCGAGGCGGATCCGGCCTTACCCGACATCGTGCTCATAAGCCTGAACGCCAAGCTGATCGCGGAGCGGGAGTATCTAAAACGCTCGACGCTGGCCCATGAATTTGGTCATGCCGTGTTCGATGGCCCGTCGATGCTGCGCCAGGCGGGCAAGCCGGCGTTCGCCATGGTGACGCCCAACGAGGGTCATCTGGCCGCGGCGTCGCGCGGCCGCGGCGGAATGGACTGGCGGGAGTTTCGTGCCAACGAGTTCATGGGCGCCCTGTTGGTGCCGCGGGCGCTGCTGCATCGTGAATTGGTGCGTCGCGCGATAGCCCTGCGGCTGCCGCTCCGAAACGCCGGCGAGGGCGAACCCGTTCTGCGCGCCGGCGGAGATCCGATCCGGGTCGAGGAATTGCTCCTCGATCTTGCCGAGCGCTTCGGCGTTTCTTCTTCGTTCATAGAATACCGACTGCACCGTTACGCCCTGGTTCAATAGGGGCGCGGCGGGAGCCCTCTGCTCGCCCGCGGTGTTTTCTTCACGTCAATACGCAAAGGGAGGGTGAGGTGCAGTTACCTCAGAAGCGCTGGTTCCGGATTGGCGAGGTCGCCAGGCATTGGCAGATCCCATTGAGCGACATCGAGGATTATGCGCTCGACGAGATGCTGCAGCTTGCGGTGTTCGTGGTCGACTTGCGGGCGGAGATGGGTAGTTGGGAGGGCGGCCGGGCGGGTGAGGGCCCGGCGCTGCAAGACCTGCCGATCCTGAACGGTCCGCAGCCGCTGCTGCGCGGCAACCTGCTCGAAATCTTCCGCGATGGGCAGGCCGAGGTGCGGGCGTTTCGCGCCGCCAAGCCCAACACCTATCTCCACGTGAGCTCCGATGTGCCGGAGATGATCGTGCGCCGCGATGACTTGATCATCACGCGCGAAGAACGGGATCGCTTCGAGCGGGAACATGACGCGGTATCGGCGCCTGGTGCGCCGGCGACAATGGATGTCTGGCACAACGACGACTTTACGCGCGCGCAGTTCGCCGGTGCACGGCACAAGTTCGGAAAGAAGCAGGCTGCGGTGCTTCGACTGCTCAAGGCTGCCGGCGAGACAGGTGAACCTTGGCGCGAAGGTCAGCAACTGCTGCAGGAGATCGAGGCCGGCTCCATGCGACTGGTCGATCTGTTCAAGTATAAGCCCGTCTGGCGACAACTGGTGCAGACCGACGGTAACGGGCGGTATCGGCTGAATGCCGCGATGCTGTCGCCGGAGCGGCGGCGTATTCGCCTGTTCAGGAGATCTGGGCGGACGAGGTCTGACACGGGTTCAGCGAAGACGGACGCATCTCGCAATCTCATCGCCACTACGTCGGCACTTTAGCAGCACGAAAACTTCGTATTCAGATCTCGCTCCCGGCTTGCCAGTGATCTCGACGGAATAGGTTATCCACAAGGTGGGAAGGCTTTCCCACCCTGTTCCCACTCTTCCCACCCTTCTTCCCACCCTTTCCCACCGTTCTTCCCACCCTGCAGCCAAACGACTTCCCACCCCCATCGATTGGATCATGCCGCCATCAGCAAACGAGGGCGGGATCGAGGCGATGGAACGGATCGAAAGTCTCAGCAGCAAATTGCTCGCACGACGCTGGGGCCTCAGCCACCGGACGCTCGAGCGCTGGCGTCATGACGGAACCGGTCCCGCCTTCCTGAAGATCGGCGGCCGGGTGGTGTACCGCCTGGAAGACGTCCAGGCCTTTGAGATCACCCTTGTTCGCCAGCCCGTAAAACCTGGCTTCGCACTAGAACCGAGCCGGGGGCCGCGATGAGCGGCCCTGCATCCGCGGTCTCCGTGCTCGACGAGGTGCAGTTCTGCGCCTGGGTGGCGCAAGGCAAGGCCGGCGACACGCTGGCCTACCACCAGGGGTTCCTCGCCGTCGATCTTGGACCGCTCAGCCAGACGCTGCCCGAGGCCCAGCGCAGGGTGCTGAACCGTATGCGCACTCGCGCCTTCAGCCTTGCCCAGCGCGGCTTCCTGCACCTCGTGCAGCATCGCCTCGCGCCCGACCAGTTCCTCTACGTCGCGATCGTGCGGCCTCGCGCCAGTGCGGCGCCGGTTCCGCTCGCAAAGCTCATGTCCACGGAGAACGGCTGATGTCGAACCGGTCCAATCGTCCGACCCTGGACGCCATTCGTACGATGCCGGTCGGTGAGGTCGCCGCGCTTCCGGCCGAGTACCTCGCACTACTGCAGCAGGAGGCGGCTGCCGCCCTGAAGACGGCGAAGATCGTCGTGGACTGGATCGATGGTGCCATCGCTTTGCGCTTCGCCGACCACGTTCAGGTGCTGCGTCGCGAGGCCGGCAAGGACACCGGCACTGTCCGCTTCGATCGGGACGGTGTGACCGTCGTGGCCGACCTGCCGAAGAAGGTCGACTGGGACCAGACCCTCATCGCGGGTGTGGTCGAACGCATCCGCGCCGCCGGCGACGACCCCAACCAGTACGTCGACGTCGCGATCAAGGTGCCCGAGCGCAAGTACACCGCCTGGCCCGAGAACATCCGCGCCGCCTTCGCACCCGCCCGCACGGTGAAGACGGGCAAGCAGACGTTCCGTCTGAGCCTTAGCGAGGAGGCGCCCTCCTAGATCGAAGCAAAGCGGCGGGGTGGGCCCATCCGTAAGGACGGGCAGGCATCCCTTCGGCGCCCGGTCAACGCCCCGCCGTCCTCATCCATGAACCGATCTGCAACCGCCGGCCGCTGCCGGCCACAAGGAGCCCAACGTGCCCGTACGCATCATCACAGCCGACGAGAGGCTTTCGGCGGCAGCCAACAAGACCTCGCTCGCCATCTTCGGCCCGCCAGGCTCGGGCAAGACCTCCTTGCTCAAGACGTTGCCCGCAGCCGACACCGTCTGCCTCGATCTCGAGGCGGGCATGAAGTCGGTGCAGGATTGGCCGGGCGGCAGCATTCCGATCCGAAGCTTTTCGGATTTCCGCGACCTCGCCGTGCTGATCGGCGGGCCCGATCCGGCGGCCGACCCCAACGCCTGGTACAGCGCCCAGCATCACCAGCATGCCCGCAGTGTGTACTCCGGCACCGGCGTCGATGAGTACCTCGCCTCGAAGTCGATCGTGTTCGTCGACTCGATCACCGACCTCACCCGCCAAGCGATGGCCTACGCCAAGCAGCAGCCGGAAGCCTTCTCCGAGCGGACCGGCAAGCCGGATGTGCGGGGCGCCTATGGCCTGCTGGGGCGGGAAGTGATCCAGGCGCTAAAACATCTGCAGCATGCGGCCGGCAAGACCGTGATCTTCGTCGGCGTCCTGGAGAAGGTGACGGACGAATCCCACGCCGTCACCTGGCAGCCACAGATGGAAGGTTCGAAGGCGGGGCGCGAACTGCCCGGCATCGTCGACCAGGTGATTTCCATGCACCTCTTTGCGCGCGATGCCGAGGGTGGCTTCGTGCTCGACGAGCGAGCGACCGAGCGCCGCCTCGTGTGTCGCGCCGGCAATCCCTTCGGCCTTCCCGCCAAAGATCGCTCGGGCCGTCTCGACGTAACCGAGGCTCCCGACCTCGGCGCGCTGCTCGCCAAGATCAACCGCATGGCTTCGCCGTCATGGCCCGCGTCGGGCTCCGCCGCTGCCACCGCCTTTTCAGTCTGACCTTTCCAACACAGGAGAACGACCATGTACGACATGAACGATGCCGGCCCGCAGATGACGCCGACCAGTGACCTGGTCCCCGATGGGACCTTCGCCAAGCTGCGGATGGGCATCCGCCCGGGCGGCGCTCACGGCGCCACGGCGATGGATACCGGCCTGCTCAAAGCGTCGCGGTCGAGCGATGCCAAGCTGCTCGACTGCGAGTTCACGGTGGTCGAGGGGCCGTTCGCCCGGCGCAAGTTCTGGCAGATTTTCACCGTCTCCGGTGGCAAGCTCGATGACAAGGGCCAGTCCAAGGGCTGGAACATTTCCAAGGCCACCTTCCGGGCCATGATCGACAGCGCCCTGGGCCTCGATCCGCGCGACGAGAGCCCCGTGGCCAAGCAGAAGCGGATCATCCAGGGGCTAAAGCAGCTCGAGGGCATCGTGTTCGCTGGGCGCATCATGGTCGAGCCGTCGTCCGACCCGCAATACAAAGACGGCAACAAGCTGGCCAACGTCGTGGTGCCGGGTGAGCCGGCTTACGCCGCCATCATGCGCGGTGAGTCCGTGACGGCCGATCCGGTCAAGGCACGGGCCCGCAAGGCGCCGGCCGCGAGCTTGCAGGCACCGGCGTGGAACGCGTCGCCGCCCTCTTCAGACAAGCCCTGGTCTGCCCAGCCGACACCTGCTGCGCCAGCAGCTGCGCCCGTATCCGCGCCGCCGGCCTCGCCCCCGGCCCCGGCCGGCCCGTCGTGGCTCAACGGCTGACCGCCATGACCGACGATGAATGGCAGGCACACGTGACCCGCGAAGCGGCAAGGGCGATCGGCACATGGCTCGAAGGACGCGGACGGCTCCACCAGCCCATCGCCACGCTCACGCTGGGCGATCTGGAAGCCATGGCAGCGAACGCCATCTCGCGCTTCGTCGTGCTGGGCATGGAGCGGATCAGGGATCGCCCGGCCGACGCCGGGGCCCTGACCCGGTTCTTGCTCGCATAGCGCCCTGCGCCCTGTGCAGCCGGGAGGCCGGTGGCTTCGGCTACGTCCACCGGCTGCTCTGGGACCACTTTCCTTATTACCGCTTCTGCTCGATGCGCTGCCTCGATGAGGGCTCGGCGCTGGCACGGGAGAACAACGGCATGATCGACAAGACCGCTCGTGAGATTCAGGCCCTGAAGGAGGCCCGCAAACCGTTCGCCGAGGCGCTGACCGAGATCGGCCTGATGGACGCCTTCTATCACCGCACCGCCGCCGAGATCGACCAGCTGCTGGAGGCCGCGATCACCGGCTTCGTCGAGAGCATGCAGCGCCAGGGCGCCGTCAAGGAGCGGACCGGCACAACACTCGATGACCCAATGCCATTCTAAGGAGCTTCACATGTTGGACCTGAATCACGGTTCCCGCGAGAGCTATGGCTTGCCGCTGGCCTTGTCCGTCGCCGATCGCATCAATGCGCTGATCGACAGCGCATTGGTCGATCGCAATGTTCGCCAGACACCCCGCACCTATCTTGGTGGCAGCCGCATCGGGGAGCCGTGCACGCGCAAGCTGGTGTACGAGTTCACACAGACCGAGATCGACGCCGGCAAGGGTTTTGAGGGTCGCACGCTGCGCATCTTCGATGTCGGCCATCAGTTCGAGACCCTGTCGATCCGATGGCTGCGTGCCGCCGGCTTCGACCTGCGCACCCATCGGCACGATGGCGGGCAGTTTGGGTTCGCGACCGCCGATGGGAGAATCCGCGGCCACATCGATGGCGTGATCGTCGGCGGCCCCGACATCGGCATCGGTTGGCCGGCGCTTTGGGAGCACAAGGCCCTGAATGCCCGGTCCTGGGGGGATCTGGCACGGCATGGGGTGCAGCGATCGAAGCCCGTCTACTACGCGCAGCTGCAGGTCTACATGGCCTACATGGAGCTGGAGACCGCCCTGTTCACGGCATTGAACAAGGATACACAGGCGCTCCATCACGAGGTCGTACCGCTCGATGTCCGTGCTGCGCAGGACCTGTCCGACAAGGCCGTCGGGGTCGTTCGCGCCGCCGAGTCGGGCGAGCTGCCCCCGCGCATTGCCTCGAACCCCGACTTCTATCTCTGTCGCTGGTGTGCCTACGCGCGGCGCTGCTGGGGGACGCGGGCATGATTGTCACCCCATCGGATATCCAGGCCCGCGCCATCGCCGCCATAAAAGACTGGTTCCAGAACCGGTCTCACGAGCAGCAGGTATTTCGCCTGTTCGGCTATG